TATTAGACAGCAAGGTACAAGTAATTGGATAGTAGCTGATAATATTATTATAGGAGAATCTAATGAATATGGATATAAAGAGATTAAGAATAAAAATATAGACGAGTTATTAGAATCTTTAGAAAAAGATGATAATGTACGTGTAGTAAATTACAGTTTATCTGACGGTAAAGCTTATATTAAAACAGGATTTGATAAAAATAATAAAAACGATTATACATTCAAAGATGGATTTGCATGTTTTGTAAAAAATAAAAAGGATTAGTTTGGCAAAATTTCTTTTAATATTTCTATTTCTTTATCTGTTAAACACTTTTCTGGATATTTTATTTTAAATATTAAAAACATGTTACCATATTTATTATCTTTATCCTTTAATCCTTTGTTGTAAATAATATATTCCTTTCCTGGATTTATAATACCAAATCCCTTTGTATCTATATCAAGATCTTCAGAGAAATAAGGTATAGATATATATTTTCCTATAATTGATTCTTTTAATGATATTTCTAGAGTATAACGTAAATCTAATCCTCTTCGTTTAAAATGTTGATCTTCTTCTACTTGAATTGTAACAATAAAAGAACCAGATATTTCATTATCCTTTGATGCTTGTTCACCCCATTCTTCAAAAACTATTCTTTTACCAGTTTCAACACCAGGTTCTAATACTATTTCAAAAATACGTTCTTCAGTAATAGTTCCTTTTGATAAACATTTTGTACAATGAATATTTCCATCATTCTTTACATTACCAATTCCAACACATGCATTACATGTTCTGTTTACAACTTGTGTAAATGGACCCATTTGTATATGTTGCGTTATATTACCAGAACCATTACATGTATTGCATGTCTTGATACATGAATTGCAATTACGTGTTCTATTTACACGTAATTTTTTTGTTATTCCAAAAAAAACATCTTTTAAAGATATTTTACAAACATAATGATGATTACTTAATTGTCTATTTTGATTTTGATTTTGATTTTGATGAAAATTAAAAAACGGGTGATTAAATGAAGAGATTCCGTCAAATGGATTTGGATTGTCATATTCGTTTTTTTTATTCGGGTCAGATAATGTTTCATATGCTAAATTAATTTTTTTAAATTCAGTATCATCTCCTCCATTTTTATCAGGATGAGTTTTTAAAGCCAGTTTTTTATAAGCTCTTTTTATTTCATCATCCGATGCATTTTTTGATACACCTAATATATTATAATAATCAGTCATTTAGTTAGTAATTAATATAATATACTTTTAAACTACTTTTTTTAAAAAAAGTAACCAAAAAACTACTTTTTTTAAAAAAAAGTAACCAAAAAACTACTTTTTTTAAAAAAAAGTAACCAAAAAACTACTTTTTTTAAAAAAAAGTAACCAAAAAACAAAGCTACGCTTAAAAGTACCTTAGCTTAACAATGTACTTTTTTAATTTTTTTGCATACTTTTTTAATTTTTTTGGTTACTTTTTTTTTAAAAAAGTATTTTTTTGCATACTTTTTTAATTTTTTTGGTTACTTTTTTTTTAAAAAAGTATTTTTTCTTAAAAAAGTATTATTTTGAGGTTGTTAATGCTCTAAATTTAATATTTGAAGATATCCAATCTGGATTATTTGCACTTGTATATTGAAGTTGTCCGTTTGGTTTTATATAAAAATCAACTCCGACATTATCACCCATATACGTATAATCTATAATCCATCCATTACGTTTATGTAATCCTTTTATTTCATATAAAGCATCAAATTCATTTGTAGTTGTTACTATATTGACACATGCCATTGCAGAAAATGATTTTGTAATCGAATCTGTAAAAGAAAACCCGACTATATCATCTGGTAATATTATATTATTTTCAGAATTAAATATACGTTCTGCTCCAATATCTTCTTTATTTGGAGTTACATCAACATCTTTTACAACAAGCTGTTTTCCTATAAATAATTCTTTGTTTATACTTACACCACCGTATGCAACAAATGTAGAACCTGTAGTTAAATTTATAGAAGAACTTGTATTTGTTATAATAATACTTGAACTATTACCTACTATTAAACTACTATTTTGATAAACTAAATCAGTTGTTCCTATTATTGGATCAAAACCATTTCCTCTTAAAATAGTATATGGTTGTAAATAAGTACTTCCAGTACCTCCTTTACTAACATCCAATGGCTTTAATGTGGATAAAGGAACATCTTTTACAAACCGAATATGCGCATCTACATTATTAATATTTGTATATGTAATGTAACCAATCGAATCAATTGTGGTAATATAAAATCTAATACCAGTATAATCACCAATGTATCTTGAATTAATATTCCATTCGTTATTAGAAACAATACCCTGAATTTCATATAAAGCAGATTTAGAAATATCTGGCAAATCAACATAAATAGATATTTGAAAATAATATGAATCAACTGAAATATTTAATAAAGGACTATTAATATTAGTCGGTAAAGTTGTATTTGCTGATAAAATTAATGGAACTTGTTCATTTAAGATGTCTATATTAGTTATACGAATAGTATAATCATTACTACTATAATTGTTTACATATTGTATAACGCTATTTGAAACATTTGATCTAATATTAAATTTAATACCGTCAATATCACCTATATTATACGTATTTATATCCCATGTATTATTCTTTAAAACACAATTTGCTAGAATTAAACCATATCTATTATCAGTTTCACTAGCTACATAAATGAATAATTTTACAGAATGCAAAAGTGTATTTTGAAATGTTAAAATAGGAATATCAATTGGAGTATTTATATTAGGAGATAATGAGTAATAAATCTGATTTTCAGTATTTTCATCAGTGTATAATTTAGTACTTGTTGTGTATTTTATAGAAGTAACACCTGTAGTGTTTTTATTTATATATTGAATATAGCCAATATTGTTTTCCTTTCTAATAAAAAATTCAACTCCAGATTTTGATCCTATTAAAGAAGAATTTAATATCCATTTCAGATTACAATTAATACCACGAATAGTATATAATGCACTAATACCAGTGTTGTTTTCTATAGTTGTTTGAACATAAATATTTGAAACAAAAGCTTTAATTGAATCAGGAAAAAAGAAATTTGGAATATCAGTAGGTACAGCTACATTATTATTTAATGTAAAAGTTTGCTCAATAGCATTATTATTGTTGTTTAAATCTAAATTATTAATAGCTTTATCTACATATAACTTGTTTACAGCATCGTAATCTAAATCAGGATCAGCTACATTTCTTATATTTTTTAAATTTACATCTAATTCTCCACCAATAAAAACATCCTTTTTAAATGAAGCACCTCCATTTGAAGTTAATGTTCCACCATTTGTTAAACTTGTAGCTGTTGTCGTGTTATTTAACACGATAGATGAACTATTCCCTAGAGTTAATTGATAGTCTTTATAAATAAAGTCATCTGTTCCAATAATTGGATTTGTACCATTTCCTCTTAATACAGCATATGGAGTAAATCTTGAATTTCCCGTCCCACCTAATGTCACACCCAATGGTTCAAATAAATTTTGAATATTTTTAATAAATCTAATAGTTGTATTTGTAGAATATTGGTTTATATACTGTAATACACCAGTATTACCACTTATTGTATTAATATAAAATTTAATACCTAAATCATCACCAATATATCTTGCATTTAATTTCCAAATAGTTCCTGATAAAACACCATGTATTTCATAAAGTGCAGATTTGTTTAAAGATGCATTATTTGCTATTAATGATAATTGAAAATTAGTAACGTTTTCAAATGATAAATCTGTACTATCAATGTCTGTAATAACAAAAGTATCTGCATCTAACGTAATTCTTGACTGAGATGTTAGAAAAGTATTTTGTAATACTCTTATTACATAATCATTCGATACATTACTATTTTTATATTGAACTATACCGCTATTACTTATATTAAAATCAATACCGCTAATATTACCAATATTATAAATGTTAAAATCCCAATTGTTATCTGTATAAACAGAATTTATAAAAAACATACCACATTGATCATCTATTTCACTCGATACAAATACTATTAATTTAAATGAATCTATTATACTATTAGCATATGATAATAGTGGTATATTTGTAAATGTAGAAACATTGCTAGATAAATTAATATTTAACTGAGTACTACTTGCTGAATCATCTATGTTTGAAGTAGTTGAAAAACGAATAGATGCAAAACCTGTTGTATTTGTATTAGTGTATTGTAATAATCCTTGACCAGAATTATTTCGTATAAAAAATTTTACACCTACAGGATTCCCCACGTAACTACTAGTAATAGACCAGTTACTCCCACAATGTATACCACGAATAGTATATAATGCAGCAATTTCATTGTTATATTGTACATAAACACTAGCAGTAAAAGCAAGAATCGATTCGGGATAGTAAAAGATAGGTATATCCTGAGGAAGTAGTACATTATTTGTTAAATTAAAAATATTTGTTGAAATACTACCACCCCCTCCACCACCACCACTACCACTACAACAATCTTCAAATAAAGTATCTACGTATTTTTTATTAACAGCATCATAATCATCGATAGGATCTGCTACACTTTTAATATTTTGTAAATTAACATCTAATACACCGCCAATGTATACGTTTTTATCAAAAGAAGCACCTCCTAAAACAGTAAATGAACCACCTGTACCCAATCCTGATGCATTATTTGTATTATTTATAAATAAATTTGTATAAGGATTTAATACCAAACTACCATTTGTACCATCTAAACTATTAAATGTTAAATTATCATAACCCTTAATTGCATTTCCAGATGTATCAGCTATAATCAATTGTCCTGATGTAAAATTACCAATTACGTTACCTGTAGTAAAATTCTCAAATAAATCCTGTATATAATCTTTATTGACAGCATCAGTTCCAGAAACAGGAACTCCTACATTGCTTATACGTTTATTATTAACATCTAACCCATCACCTATAAATACATTTTTATCTATAGATACACCTCCATAACATACAAAAGCTGTAGGCGATGGATTAGACATGATAAATGGTAAAGAAAGATTTAATGTATTTGTATCTGTTGTAAAAAAATCATATCCTCTTATAGAATCACCATTCGAATTTGCTATAATAACTTGACCTGTTGTAAAATCACCACTGACTCTATCAGCTACCGAATCTACATAATCCTTATTTACACCATCACTACCAAGCTGAGGTGTAGCTACATTTTTAATTGAATTTCCACTTACATCTATTATTCCTCCTACATATAAATCCTTGCTTATACCTACTCCACCACCAACTGTTAAACCACCACCAGATGTAACACTCTTTGCATTTTGTGTATGTCCTATAGAAACCCCGCCATTTATTACTACACTCGCATAAGTAATATTCTCACTTTGTAAATTATATGGTACTAGTATTTTACCATCTTTAAAAGAAACATCTTGTATTGTAACACCATTTGTATAATTGTATTCGTTAATTGTATCAATATATAAAATGCCTGAACCTTCTATTGAACCATCTCCTTGTAATAAAGGATTTGCTGATGGTGTCAAAGATAAATTCCCTTTGATAAGAAAACCTTCTAAATTTTGACCAAACCCAGATTCCATTTTAGATTGCAAATAATCTAACTATTAAGTTTTATTAATAATTTTATTATTATTTTCTAACGATCATGTGAATTCTTGGTTTAAATAATATTACAATTTTAAAAACTGTAATAAAAAATTTGTTAATTTAAAAACTGTAATAAAAAATTTGTTAATTTAATCTAGAATTATACACTTTCTTCTTTATAGTTATAATATTGTAATTTTAATGAATCTATATTAAAAATACTTTCACCATTCTTTTTAATTATAGATTTATACAATGATCTATTAAAATAACCTTTTGTATATTTTGTAAATGCTACATCTAAATCATCGTTTTTTATTTCATAAAATGGAATTTGTAATCGATTTAAATATTTTACAAAATTTTCACATTTTGTTGTTTTGTTATTTATAATAACTGGAATAACTCCTAAATACAAACTTTCCCAAAATCGATGTGTATCTATCCCATTTCCTCTTATACATAAACAAAAATAATATGTCGACAATTCTTGCAAATATTCTTTATAAGGTTTTGATGTAGATAATGTAAAACTATCTTTTTCTACAATTTTATCTAAAATATCTTTTCTATAAGAATAAGTATTAGGATTTATATTTACATAAATGTCTTTTTCCTTTTTTGTTTTATAACAACTTGACATGATCTTGTATAATTCTAATAAATCACCATGTTTCCACATAGAGTTTGCAATTCCTATAGGTAACAGTGTGATTTTATCGCTAGGATCTTCTTTTAAATCTACATCTATATTTTGAGTATAAATTTTTTGGATAACATCAGATTGAATTAGTTTTCTATATTCGTTTGTAAAAGAATGATCTGAATTATGAATATAAAGAACATATTTTAATTCTTTATTCAAAAATGGCAAAATAAAATTAATAAATGGTGTAAGAATGTGAGTATATAAAAATATTTTTACTATACGTGTATTATTTTTTTTACAATGTTCCAAAAAATAACTATTTAATAAATTCATTTTAACATTATTAAAATTTTTTACTATAATAATTTCTTTTGAAAATTTATCTACGTTTTTATGAAATTCGTAAATCTCTGGAGTTGTTAATACAAAATCACACAAGCTTATAATACGATCACCGCTAATAATGTCATTGTAATTTATATCAAAAAAACTTGAAAATTGATATAGTTGTTTACTATGAATGTGCAAATTAGCAATTTGGTGCAAAATGTTTTTTTCAGCCATTCTTTGAACTTTAATTGGAATTTGTAAAAAATCTACTAAAACGCGTGTTTTAAAAAAAACATAATTTCTACAATTTATATCAGCTGTTTCATTTATAAATCCTTTTGTAGGATTATTAAATTTTATCAATTCGGAAGTTTCTCCATTTGGTAAATTTCTATAATCTACTCCTCCTAAATATTGACCCATCGCAGCTCCATCAAAAACAATTGATTCTACATGTTCTGGAAATGTTTGTAAAATATATTTTTTTGGAAAAGTTCCTAAAATATTCATATCATTTATAAATTTAGTAGATGACTTGATTGTTGTTGTTATATATTGTGTTAATTCATTTATATTATCTTGATTAGGAAAAAATAAAATAGAAGGAATGACTCTATCTGTAGAATCTTCTACCATACATATTTTATCAATTTTATCTATATTATAGAAATCTTTAACGTAATTGTATAAATTATCTATTGTTTCGTATAACATTACGTCATTTTCAATATGAAAAACTTTTTCTAAAGAAAAAAGTCTCATTAACATTCCAATATAATAAAATCTAGCTGTTGTAGATATCCAAAATCCGTTTCTAAATTGAGATAAATTAGAAAATTTATCACTAACTGTTTGTTTATATTCTTCAAATTGTAAATTTTGAGAAAGTGAAATATCCAAAATAGATAAAGGAACTGCTTGAATATTATTTTCATAATAAAACTCACCTTTTGAATACAAATCACAATTGAAATTTAAAAGTTGTTTGTTAAAATTACTTATCTCTGAATCATCCAATATAACATAAATTTTTACTTTATATTCATGTAATAAAATAGATTGATACAAACTATCATATAAACAATCAGGTACATTTTTTCCAATATGTATATAAACTAAATTTGACATTGATATATTAAAATGTTTATTATCTTTAAATATTCATTTTTTTACAATCTATACAAAGAACGCGTTTAATATTTTTTTCACAATTTCCAGAATAATTAAGAAAATTAAATTTCTTTATATAAAGTATAACAAACAAAAAAACTATACAATATGGAAAATAATCAAAATAATCAAAATAACGGAAACAATGGAAATGTACCACAACTACCACCACCACCAGAAGTACCCTCCCCTCCACCATCACCACCAGCCCCTCCACTACCACCTCCGCCAATTTGTGGTGGAACTATACCACCTTGTCCACCACAACCAGAAATCGAACCATGCGAACCATCTTTTGTAGAGATTGATTTACAACTAACTCCGTTAGTAAATGTAAATGTTGGAAAACCAAAGATCTGTGTTGTTAATAAAGCAAAATGTAAACCATGTGTTTTTTTATCCCAGTAAATTTGAAATGCATGTGTAAAAAATGTATATATAATAGATCTCACCAACAATGTCATGACCACAAACATCAACAATGTCATCACCACAAACATCAACAATGTCATGACCACAAACATCAAAACCACCACCAAGACTATCGCCAATACCACCACCAAGACTATCGCCAATACCACCACCAAGACTGTCACCAACAAGACTGTCACCAACAAGACTGTCACCAACAAGACTGTCATCAACAAGACTGCCAAGACTGTCACCAACAACAGTGCAAAACTAATTCGCACTATTCTCATTATGGAACCGACGTAAAAGAATATGAATGTGAAAATAAAGACAAAGAAAAAAATAAAGGACACAAGTTAAATGGAAAAATATATAATATAAATTTTAGTGAAAATAAAAAATGCGATTTTAATTTAAACTTGGAAAAAACAAAAAGAAAAAAAAAGAGCAAGAAAAAGAGCAAGAAAAAGAGCAAGAAAAAGAGCAAGAAAAAGAGCAAGAAAAAGAGCAAGAAAAAGAGCAAGAAAAAGAGCAAGAAAAAGAGCAAAAAAAAGAGCAAAAAAAAGAGCAAGAGGTAAATAATCAGTAAAAAAACATATAATGTATTTTAAACATATAATGTATTTTAAACATATAATGTATTTTAAACATATAATGTATTTTAAACATATAATGTATTTTAAACATATTTTTTTAAAATTATTATCAAAAAAAAAATATGTTTCTAAATTGTAAAAATAATAAGGATAGAAAATGTTTATTGTTTTAAAAAAAGACGAAGATGGAACAGAACAAGTATTGAATATTTTTTATGGTGAGGATCAACATTTAATTTCAATATCATCATGGATAAAGGAATATATAAAGGAAGATATAGAAGTAAAAAAGAATGAAACATCTGAAGAAAATAGAAAATACAAGGAAATTAATTATGAAATAGTCGATGAAAAGAGTTTTTTTAAATTAATCAAAAAAACAAAAGCTATTAAAAAAGGATATATTTACAATTCATCTGAAAGGGTTTCAAGAGATCTTTATTCTATAAGAATTTTGGAATGCAATAGTAATAAAATAATCTTTTTAGAAAATTCAGATCATTTTAATAATATTAATAAAGAAATCAATAATAGAGTATTAAAGACTTTAGATAAGGAATCTTTATATCAAGTATTACAAAAAATACAAATTGGTATTTATACTAAAAAACAATGGAATTCTTCTGAATACAATGGGTTAGTTTCAGAAACACTTAAAACATTTAAAAAAGACATGTATAGTTCTATTGCAAAAAAAATGAAACGTTTTGGTAAAAAAAATATTGGACAGGTTCCAGATAATTTTTCAAATAGAAATCAATTTTGTATATTAGAATCTTTAAAAAAAGATATAAATAATTAATCGTCTTCATGAGAATGTTGTTTAAATCGATTGTATTCATACAGCATTTTATGATCATTTAGACGTTTTAATTCAGAAGGATCTATGTTTTTTAAATCGTTGTCACTTATATCACCGCTAATTTTACACATCTTGTGAATATTTGATAAATTATTTGTAACATTTATCACATTAACTTTTTGATTTGCATGATCTATATGATTTATATAATTTATATGATTTATATTATTGTCTACTTCTCTATTTATATTCACAATATTAGTTTGATCTTTTTCAGTAATAATCTCTATCTTATTAAAACGGTCTTCTATATTTGGTACATCTGTATTTTTAAATACCATTTTGAATCGATATAATATAAAATTATTTATATCTGGATTATTTATAACTAAAGAATCATATTTTCTTAAACATTCAGAAACATATCTTGTAGCATTTTTTCTTTCTCTTCTAAAACGGCACATTTGTTGTTGAATATCATGATATAATTTACTAAATTCATTGGAAGCATTTGTATGAGTTGTTTGTAAATTATCAACTTTTAAAAAATTTTGTAAAAGAGAAATAACTGAAAGAGAATATGTTATTATTTTTCTTACTATTGTAATAGTTTCATTAGAATTATCTATTACAAATGTTTCCGCAGTTAAAAAAGAAGTAAATAAAATAGATACTATGTTTATAATATGATTTATTATTTTATAATAAATTGCACATTTATCATGCATCCATTTATAAGATGAGCAATTTTCACCAATTGAAATAATGATTCTTTCATTGTGATCATTCCATCCATTGTTAATATGAATAAAATCCAACTTTTTTAAAATATTATCAGAATTAAATATACTCTCTTCTTTTTTAGTATTTTCATTTATAATTTCGATTTTGTCATCTTCATCTATATTTGATCTTCCCATTCTTTTTAAATTAAATATCTTTTTAAATTAAAAAATCCTTGTATAAAAAAAAACTAAATTTAATTTCTTTGGGAAAATATATATATACTACGTTCTAATGAAAATTCAAAAAAGAGATGGGCGTTTAGAACAATTATCATTTGATAAAGTTATTTATCGTTTGAAAAAGTTATGTAATGACCGTACATTAGGAATTTTAGATAGTATTGATCCAGATGTTATTGCTCAACGAGTTGTATCAAGTATTTATGATGGTGTTACTTCATGTGAATTGGATGAAGAAGCTGCAAGAATAGCTATTGGTATGACTGAAAATCCTGAATATCAAAAATTAGCTTCTAGGATTGTTATTAGTAATACGCATAAAAGTACAAATGAATGTTTTAGTGAAGTAATGGAAAAATTATATAATAATAAGGATTCGTTAGGAAATAATGCACCTATTTTAGCAGATGATATTATAGAAATCGTTAGAAAACATAAAAATAGAATTAATTTTGTAATTGATTATAATAGAGATTATCTTTTTGATTATTTTGGATACAAAACACTTGAAAAAAGTTATCTTCAAAAAATAAAAGATTTTAAAACTGGTAAAATGCAAGTTGTAGAAAGACCACAACATCTTTATATGAGAGTTGCATTAGGAATTCATAAAGATGATATTGAATCAGCTATTAAAACATATAATCTTATTTCTCAACACTATTACACACATGCAACACCTACAATGTTTAATGCTGGTACTCGATTAGCAAATTTGGCTAGTTGTTTTCATGAAGATACTATTATAGCAACTATAAATAGAGGACCTATAAAAATAAAAGATGTAAAAATAGGTGATTTAGTAATTACACATAATGGTAACGTTAAACCAGTTGTCCAATTGCATAAAAATTTATTAAATGATAGAAAATTTTATGAAATAAATATTTCTAAAACAGTACCTATTAAAGTAACTGATAATCATAAACTTTGGGCTATAAAAAAAGAAAAAAAAGAAAAAGAAAAAAAATCTTATCAAAAATATGATTTAGAATTTGTTAAAAATTATTTATTACAAGATAATTGTTACTTATTATCATCAAAATATATAAATATTAAAGATAAATTAGAATACGAATGTATGTGTGGTAAAATTGCAAAAACATCATTTGAAAATATTTATTATCGTAATATCCGATGTAATAACAGAGATTGTATTTTTACAAGAAATAAAAAATTATATAAAAATAAAATTATCGGTAAACCAGAATGGATATCAGTAAATGATTTAAAAAAAGGTGATTATATAGGAATACCTAATAAAAAAAATGAAACTAGTTATATTTCAACTTTAGATATTTATTCATTTAAAAATTTATTGGAAAATAATTTAGATAGAAAATTATCTTATACTTTAAATGCAACTAATTCAATTGTGACATTAAAAACACATTGGGAATACAATAAAGGTTCAAAAGAACATTCTAGTATTAATAGATATTGGAATATAGATCATGATTTTGCAAAATTTCTAGGTATTTTTTATGGAGATGGTCATATAATTACTAAAAAAGATAATTTTGGTATTACTAATTGCAATGGTATAGGTATTACAATACATAGTATAAATAATCATTTAATAGAATATTGTAAAATAATAGGTGAAAAAATTTTTGGTATAAAACCAGTTATACGTGCAATGAAAAATCAAAATATTGTACAAGTTTTATTTAATTCGATTTTAGTAGGTGAAATATTTAAAAATTTGTTTGGTATACATTTTAATGGTAAAAAAATCTGGATAGAATTATTTAAATGGGATAAAAGAATGATTTTAAATTTATTAGAAGGCCTTATAACTACAGATGGATGTATTACAAAAGATCAATCTGCAAGTATACAAATGTCTAATACAAAATTTATGAGAGATCTTTATTATTTAATTCGTAATAATAATATTGAAACATCATATGGTAATGAAAGATTACAAAAAAATGCAACTCAAAAACATGTTCAAATAAATATTCCAATCCATCAATTAAATATGACTAATATAAATAAAACATACACAGATTCAAGACTAGAAAATAAAATAATAAAAAAATGTAGAAATCAATATTCTTCAATTGAAATTGATAGTTTTAAATTTCTTAAATTTGAAGGTAAAAAATTAATCTCTGAAAATTTACCAGAATATGTTTATACATTAGGAGTAGAAGATGATCATAGTTATAATATAGGAGGTATTATTGCTCAAAATTGTTTTTTAATAGGAACTGACGATTCTATCGAGGGAATTTTTAAAACAGTTACAGATTGTGGAAAAATTTCAAAAATGGCAGGTGGAATAGGTTTGCATGTTACAAATATTAGGGCAAAAGGAAGTTTAATTCGTGGAACAAATGGTCCAAGTGATGGTTTAGTACCAATGATAAAAGTATATAATGAAGTTGCTAAATATATTAATCAAGGTGGTAAGCGAAAGGGTTCTTTTGCAATTTATCTTGAACCATGGCATTCTGATATTTTAGAATTTTTAGATTTAAAGAAAAATCAAGGGCATGAAGATGTTCGTGCAAGAGATCTTTTTTATGCAATGTGGGTTTCAGATTTATTTATGAAAACAGTAGAGTCTGATGGAGACTGGTATTTAATGTGTCCAGATGAATGTCCTGGATTAACAGATGTATATGGTGATGAATTTGAAAAACTTTATTGGAGTTATGTTGAACAAAAACGTTATAAGCGTATTGTTAAAGCTCAAGAAGTTTGGACACGTATATTAGATTCTCAAATTGAAACAGGGACTCCTTATATTGGTTATAAAGATGCTGTTAATAAAAAATGTAATCAAAAAAATTTAGGAACTATTCGATCATCGAATCTTTGTTTAGAAATTTCTTTGTATTCAGATCATAAAGAGTATGCCACTTGTAACTTGGCTTCTATTGCTTTGCCTAAATTTGTAAAATACGATAATAACACACCTTATTTTGATTTTGAACATTTAAAGGAAGTTTCAGAATACATCATTGAACCAATGAATAAGGTAATTGATAATACTCATTATCCTGTCCCTGAAACAAAATTGAGTAATTTGCAACATAGACCACTTGGTATAGGTGTACAAGGTCTTGTTGATGTTTATGTAAAAATGCGTTTACCATTTGAATCAGAAGAAGCTAAAAAGTTGAATAAAGAAATATTTGAAACCATTTATTATGGAACATTAAAAGGATCGATCAGATTAGCTAAAAGAGATGGTCATTATTCATCTTTTAAGGGAAGCCCATTTAGTGAGGGTAAATTACAATTTGATTTATCTGCAGAATTTGACGGTATAGACTTGTCTAAATATCTTTCAGGACGTTGGGATTGGGACACATTAAAGTCTGAGCTTGTACAATACGGTGCGCGAAATAGTATGTTGATGGCGTTGATGCCAACTGCTAGTACAGCGCAGATCATGTCCAATTCTGAATGCTTTGAGCCTGTTGATTCTTGTATTTTTAAAAGAAGAGTTCTTTCTGGAGAATACATTGTTGTTAACAAATATTTAGTTGAAGATCTTGTAAAATTAGGTATTTGGTCAAAAGAATTAAAAGATACTATTATTGCAAATAATGGTAGTATTCAAAATATTGATACAATACCGGATGACTTGAAAGCTTTGTACAAAACAGTATGGGAAATTAGTATGAAAAGTGTTATAGAACAATGTTCTGACAGACAAGTTTTTGTTGACCAAATGCAAAGTATGAATTTATTTATGGCAAATCCAAATTATAAAAGACTTACTTCTATGCATTTTTATGCTTGGAAGGCTAATTTAAAAAGTGGAATGTATTATTTAAGAAGTAAAAGTAGTGCAAGTGCTGGTAAATTTTCAATTGATCCAGAATTAGAAAAAAGAATAAAAGAAAAACAGCAAAAGGGTGAAGAACTTGAAAAAGAAGAACAAGAAGTTGTATTAGCTTGTAGCAGAGAAAATCCTGAAGCCTGTACAATGTGTAGTTCTTAGATAAAATATTTTATTTGTTATAGTACAGAATTTATTTTATATTATAATAATATTATAAAATGAGTCAAGTAAATATAACTGCTGATGCAAATCAATCTACTAATTTTTTTTCTAAATTAATGGCTCAAAATACATTTAAGGTTGAAGAAAAGGTTGAAGAAAAGGTTGAAGAAAAGGTTGAAGAAAAGGTTGAAGAAAAGGTTGAAGAAAAGGTTGAAGAAAAGGTTGAAGAAAGGGTTGAAGAAAAAGCAGAGTTTTTACAAAAAATGAATACAACTCCAAAAAGTTTAACTAATAATAAGATGCAAAAAAGGATAGAAGAAATGGAGAGTGAAATGGATAGATATAAACATATTCAAAAAGAACAAGAAATGAAATTAAATTTATTCAAGAAAACTATTTCTACATTACAATTACAATTACAAGAAAAATCTTCTCATATTTCTCGTTTAGAAAATACAAATAATCAACCAGTTGTTAAAAATATTGATGATAAAAATGATAAAAATGATAAAAATGATAAATTAATGTTACAATTAAAAGAAAGAGAAGATATTATTATTTCTTTAGAAAAGGAAATAGAAAATGACAAGAATGATTTTGAACAAATGAAAAAGAATCTTCAACAGCATTTAAATGATAAACAAAATTTATCAAATAAATATCTAGAAATGCGTCAAACTTATCAAGAATTAGATAATAATTATCAGAAAAAAGAAGAAGAATTAAAAGAAAAGGTAGAAACTCTTTCTAATATTCAGAAAGAATTAACTTTAGAAAAAACATTAAAAGAGAATTTACAAAAAGAATTAGATGTTTTGAAAAATCAAATGTCTGAATATATAAAGGATATTAAAAATATTACAATAGAAAAGGATAACGAAATATTAAATTTAAATCTTACAATACAAAGATTTAAAGAAGAAGAATATCAAAATATACAAAAAAATGATAATAAATTAGATCAAACAATAAGAGAAAGAGTTATCGGTAGAGCGAGAGGAATTAATGCAAATTTAAAAAGAGGAGTACGTACATCAATTGGATCAGGTATTAGACCATCGTAATTAATCAAAAAAATTATTTTCGATATTATCTATTTTCTTTTTTAAATACATTTTATTAAATTTTGGTATTCTTATATTTTTTATGTTATCTTCATTATCTTCGTTATCTTCGTTATCTTTGTTATCTTTGTTATTTTTATTATCTTTATTATTTGTATTTTGATTATGTGAACTTTTTTTATCAATTTCTATTCTGTTTTTAAAATCATCTGAACAAACATATTTTAAATTAGAATTATCTTCATTTTTATTTACCTTTTCTTTATAAAAATGATCATCGACACTACTAGAATTATCATTATCAAAATTATATTCTACTATTTCCTTTTCCATAACAATAGACTCTTCTTTATTTTCTAGATAATCTGTAATTTTTTTAATAGGAATAATATTATAAAAAGGAGATTTAATGTTTTCTTTTAATGTTTCAAATGAAATATCATTTTCATAAATAGATTTGGGATTTTCATAAAAAATTCTGGCAATCTTTTTAAGACATTTATAGTAAATATCTCTTATTTTTGGAAGTTCATATGTTGATAAAAAATTTTCTGTAAAAATTCTTGATCTATTAATCATAACTTGTGTTGATAACAAGATTATATTTTTTAACATTGTTTCCATTTCTTCTTTATCTATATCATAATGTCTTTTACACCAAGATACAAAGTGTAAAAATTCAGTATTTACAGTTTTTTCTGACCATTTTGCTATTTTATACAACTTTTTTTGAAAATTTTTACATACTAAAATATTATTTTCATATTCTTCCTTTTTTTTCTTGTAAATACGTTTTATGTATTTATGTAAACCTTTTGTTAACATATCATACAATTTTTCCTCTAAATTTTTTTTTATAGAGACCTTTTCGTCTATCATCAAAGGTACCTTGTTGTTCATATATAGTATAATTTTATTTTTTATATTTTAATTTTATGCGAAAGGAAAAAATAAATATTATATATATAACTGGTAATATGAATTTTCATATATTCGTCGCCATAATTACATGTGTATTTTATGTATTTTTAAGAATATATAAATCCAAGGTACAAAATGATAATAAAACAAAATCAAAAAGCAACTTTATATATATCCTATTTATACCTATTATTCTTTACATAACGCATTTTTTGTATTACAATGAAATAAATAATGATTTACAATCTAGCCCAGCTCAACAAATAGAAAAACATAATAGTTTACAAATTTCAGAAGATTTATTGTCGATTCCTTATCCTGAATCATCTTTTAGATCTTCAAATTTAAATTAA